AAAGATGGCAACATTAGAGGAACTAGCGACACAGTGGGAAGACGCTCTTAGTACATCTACAGGCACAACGATAGCTCCTGGAACTATATCTCCAGTAGGAACGACTATGGGAGGTAAGAAAACATTGTCTTGGCCTGAAATGGTAAAGAAGATGCGAGAGAATGTAAGTCTTGGTACAAATGAATACATGCCTAAAGTTCCTACAGGCATACCAGACGGAAAAGGTGGCTATGTAAGTGCTAGTAATTTCTGGAAAGCTGGAGTTAAATCAGGCTTAACACCAGCAGGTCTTGCAACATTTACGCAACCTCCTTTTAGTGGATTTGCATCAAGGACAAATCCTTATGTTCAGCAGACCTCTGCAAAAAATCAAGCAGCAGCCGTAGCAGCACAAACTCCTTTAACACCTGTACGTGGAAATGTACAACAACCTGAAGAGTTTTGGACACAAGGTGATATAGATCAGGCTGCGCTAGATGCCTATAGCCCATCAACGCTTCCAGCAAATATAACGTTTATGCCTTCAATTTCTGGAATGCTAGGTCAATTCGGTTCTGCTATGATGGACAACTTGTCTGGAAAGACACAAGCCTATAATGATCTTACAATGGCAACTCCAGAACAAATGGAGAATTTATACAACAACAATGAGTTTGGAGATATTTCAACAGAGGAAGGGAGAGCGAAAGCAGACAATATTGTAGAGTCTTGGAGAAACGGTCAGATGATATGGGATGGAAGCTATACTACATCTAATGTAGATATGGCTACAGGAAAAGCTATGACTGATCCTCTTGACATAGCAGATCGTGACGATTTTAACAAAGGATTAGAACCAGAAGGACCAATAGACAGAGCTATTAATAAATACCTTACAAAGCCTTTTGAAGAACTTTTTGGTGATGACATATTTATGAGTAATCAAGAAAAGTATGCAGGTAAAACAGGTTACCAACCAGACGGAACTTACGTGGATCAATTTGGAAATGTTTATGGTGGAGGTGGTTACCAAAACTTTGTAGACTTTCAAAAATCCAATCCAGCACAAGCTAGAGAGTACGCTTTAGCCAAGGGTAGAGGCGGTTTCTTTGGGTTGGCTCCAGAGCTTTATGATGCTGCTGTAGGAGGATACGCAGATAAAGTTCAGGCACAGCTTGCAGCCGATATGGAAACCGCTTATACAAACCCAGATGGCTCAACTGTCGTAGGAGGATACAAGGCTTTTGATCAGCAACTTAAAGAGGCTATAGGTCAAGTAAAACTTGATGCAGGTCAAGAAACTTTCTACACCCATTATACAAATGAAGATGGAATTGGAAGAACTGCCACAGTTAGTCGCGCAGGTTACGTACTAGACGGACCCGATAAAGGTTATTATGTGGGTGATCAAAAATTTGATGCGCCATTAGATGTTTCTGCTACTGCAGGAGTGGAAGGAGTTGTTGGCGATGATACAGCTTCACTGGCTTATGATGCTGTTGCTGCGTTAGACGAAGATGCTTCTGCAGAGGATGTAGCAGAAGCAACATATTCTGGAGCAGGTTTAGATGACGTAGGCTACTACATGAAATCAGGTGGTCGAGTAGGAATGCAAGAAGGTGGTCCAGCACCACAGATGCCTATGCCACAACAACCACAGCAAGCACAAGCACAACCCCAAGGTGTTCAAGCAGACATTCAGAACCTTGGCATGATCAACGAACAAGCTGCAGCCATGCCTCAGAACGGTGGGCAACAATCAGTAAAAGATGACATACCCCGTGAGGCAGATGCTGGCGATTATATCCTTCCCTATGAGACAGTCTTATTGACAGGTCTTAACCAGCTTAACCGATACGCAAGAGAAGCTGTAAAGTTAGCAATGGAAAACGACATTAACTTAAAGGGAACAGACATTGATCCTACAGACGATGTTCCAATTAAAGTGAGCAACTACGAGTACCACATACCTAAGATACTTGTTCCGTTCTTTGGCGGTGGCAAGAAGTACCTTGATAAAATAAGAGAGGAAGGACTTGCATTACGTAAACGCTTAGAAGAAGAAAAACAACCTCCCATGCAAGAGCAGCAACCTATGGAGCAGCAACAAGCACCACAGCCTCAGATGGTTGCAGATGCACAACCAACCCCTCAAGCCCCTCAAATGCCAATGATGGCTGAAGGCGGTTTTGTAGACGATCCTATTAAGGCTATAAAGTCAGCAGAACAGGCTTTAACCAGCGATGCGTCACAACCTACTCAATCAGCTTACAATCAAGTACAGGCTTTGGAACAAGCTAGGCGAAAGAGCCAGCAACCACCAATGGTCGATCCAACAGGTCAGGTCGTACAACAAGGATTTGCTGCACCGAAAGGTTTTAAAGATGGTACACCAGAAGGCGGTGTGACGGTAAGCGATGCTGAGTTAGAAGATGATAAAAGGATATTACAAGAACTCGAACCAGCAGATCTTTTTGCTCTTGTTATGAAAAGTGAAATAAAAGATGATGAAAATGCAGAAGAACAAGCAAAGCATTTTGGAAGCATGGTTATGAACAGAGTTCGTGACGGTAGCTTCGGGGGTAAAGACCTAAAGAAAGTTCTTTTAAAGGAAGGGCAATTTTCTGGTATAAATTTTAAAAAGGACAAAAACCACAGAGAAAATTTTAAGAGAGCTATTCGAGGAACAAAAGTAGATGATCCATACTTCTTAAAGTACAAAGCCATTGCCAACCAATTAATAAACAGAAAACTTCCTGATCCTACAGGCGGTGCAGTATGGGTGCTAAATAAAAAAGGATACGCAAAAGAACAGGGTGTTCCTGAAGGATCGCTACCAGACTATCTTGTAGATGTAATGGAAACAAAGCAAGTTGGAGATTTATCTTATTTCAATCGTGGTCCGAAACCTCAAATGAAACCACAAACACCTAATCTTCCAGCAATAGAGAAGGCGTACAATAAAGGTGGTTTTGTAGAGGCAGCAGCTTAAAATGTTAATGCGAGGAGAATTTATAGAATACGTAAAGCTTGTGGAGAACGGTGGTAAAGCTGGCTTCGATGGCGAGACTTGGTTTCCTCATGCTTCACCTGAAGGCGGTAATGATACGATAGCTTATGGTCACAAGTTAAAGAACGATGAGACTTGGATGAAGATTGGCATCTCAGACAGTGACGCAGAGAACCTACTTATAGCTGACTTGCAGATTGCAGCCGAAGGCGCAAGCAATGTAGTATCAGAATTTGGTAGTGGAGACTTTGATGCACTAGGTCAGAACTGCCAAGAAATGTTCACAGACTTTGTATTCAACTTAGGATCAAACGGCCTACGTAAGTTTCCTAAGTTTGTAAACGCTGTTATAGATGGCGACACTGAAGTAATGAATCAAGAATATAAACGCTACTACCGTGATGGTTTTGGCGAATTAAAAGAATTAGAACATCGTAATGCAGAATTTGCAAGGATGTTCTTCTAGTCAATGGCTACCCACATAACATGTCGTTATTGGCCCCATTGCTAACCTACCGTTGGCTACCCGTGTATATTTACATGGCCCCACGAAAGAGAGGTAAAAATGACTGTCCGTAATGAAATTGAAACTGTAGATGAAGAGGATAATGAAGAACTGGAGCCTACCCCATACCAGAATCAGTATAGGCAAAGCTTGGAAGAGGATGACTTTGAAGAAGATGTGGAAGACCCCGTAGATATGGCAACTCCGAAGCGTAAGAAACAAGGTCTTGTAGATAAGAATGCTACAAATGAGGCTGACTCGCACGATTATAAGAAGCGATATTCAGACTTAAAGAAACATTATGATACTAAACTTAACGAGTGGAAGCAACAACAAGAGCTTCTTCAAGCTGAAATAGCAGTGGCAGAAAAGTCTAAAGGTATGCCAGAGCTACCAAAGAGTGAAGAGGAGCTTGAAGAGTTCCGCACCAAGTATCCAGATGTTTATGATGTAGTAGACACAATCTCATCTCTTAAAGCAAGTGAAAGAGTCAGAGAAATCGAAGGGCGACTTGAAGATCTAAAACAAAAGGAGCAGGAAGCAATCGTTCAAACTGCTGAACAAGAGCTAATAAGTCTGCATCCTGATTTTGTTGACTTGAAAGAAGACCAAAAGTTTCTTGATTGGCTTGATTCACAGCCTACTAATATATCTGACGGGATATATAAAAATAATACTGATACGAAATGGGCTGCTAGAGTTATTGATTTATTCAAATCAGATACTGGCAATGTTTCTAAAACGAGGTCGAACCGACAAACTAAACCTTCGCCAAAGAAGGCTGCTGAAGCTGTAACAAAGACTAAACAACGACGTTACATTGATGACCTTCAAGACGATACAAAGGTTTGGACTGTTGATGAGATTTCTAAACTTAAACCCCACGAGTTTGCCAAAGTCGAAAAAGACATCGACAAGGCAGCAAAAGAGGGAAGAGTTGTGAACTCTCTGTAGTTAACAACAACCTTAATGTAGAAAAGGATTAAGCTTATGGCTTATGCAACTGCAGCAGGTTACGCAAACTTACCAAGTGGTAATTTCGTACCTGTAATCTACAGCCAAAAGGTTCTCAAGTTCTTTCGAAGAGCTTCGGTAGCGGAAGCAATTACCAACACCGACTATTCTGGCGAAATTGAGAACTTTGGTGATACCGTGAATATCATCAAGGAACCAACAATCTCGGTTTCTTCTTATACTCGCGGTTCTACAGTAAACACACAGGATCTGGCAGATGACCAAATCCAGCTTACTGTAGACCAAGGCAACTACTTTGCCTTTAAGGTGGATGACATAGAAGAGCGTCATTCTCACCTTAACTTCGAGTCGCTTGCTACATCTTCTGGTGCTTACACCTTAAAGAAAGCATACGACTATAACATTCTTAGTGAAATTTACTCTAGTGCTGCAACAAGTGCTGGTGACACAGGTACTGATGCCTCTCCTATTACTGGAACAGGTACTGGTTCTGCGTGTACTGGCAACGAACTAGCTGATGTTCTTAGTGCTGCAGCTAAAGTAATGGACGAGAATGATGTCGCTTACGAAAACCGTTGGTTAGTAGCCGACCCTGAGTTCTATGAAGTACTACGTTCAGCTTCTTCAAAGTTGATGGACGCTAGTGTTACTGGAGAGTCAGGTTCTGCTTTAATGAATGGTCAAGTAACTGATCGTATCATACATGGCTTTAAACTGTATCAAACCAACGCTATTGTTAACGGTGGTGCTGGTGCAGCAGCGAGTCATACATTTTCTTCAACAAATGCTGGTGAGCATATCTTCTTATTCGGACATATGAGTGCTGTCGCTACGGCTTCTCATATTGCGAAAACGGAAGTTATTCGTGATCCTGACAGTTTCGCAGACATTGTTCGAGGTCTTCACGTTTTCGGACGTAAAGTACTTCGTGGCAGTGGAACGGGCTATAAGGGCGTGTTCTCTGGTGTTGTTGATCTTGGCTCGTAAAGGGGATATAAATCATGGCTACTTATAATAGAACGGCTACTGGTGGTGGAACAGCAGGTCATCCTGCTAACGCTGCAGTGCCTTATGTGATTACTTCTCCTGTATGGGACACTGCTGATGGTGGTACTGGAGGAGACATTGTTCAATTAGTCGATGTTCCTGCAGATACTATGATTGTTGCAGGTTGCTTGGAAGTTCTCGAAGCTGCTGGAAATGGTCAGGTCACTTTGGATATTGGTTTTACTGGTGGTGATGTAGATACGTTTATGGACGGATCTCCATTAGCTGCTGGTTTCAGCCCATTCCTTGAAGCTTCTATCGGAGCTTCTGGATCTAACTGTCGAATGCTAACAAGTGCTGATACTATTGATGGCCTCATCCTAGATGGTGGCTCCAGTGGTGAAAGTGCCTGTCGTTTTCGAATCCATGTGTGCATGGTTGACGTTTCCAAGAACCCTGTAGAATCAGCTACAGTGTCTACTGGTACTTAATCACACCAAACTAACAGTTTTGTGGGGTTCTGAAAAAATCCCACACCTTTCTTTGCTTTGTTCAACTGTCCTGATGAAAGGGGATATAACATGTTTATTAAATTACTTACTGACGATGAAATTAAGACTTGTTTGGATGCAATAACTAGAGACACCTTTAAAGATGGCAACAAATCACAGCCACTGGAAAAAGTAAAAAAGAATAAAGAATCTTTAGGTGTACCAGAGGACATTCGTAAACTAATAATCAACAAGATATACGATGCCCATTATATAGATAGCGTTTACTGCCCAACAAGAGTTTCGGTTAACTATTATAACCAATATAAAAAAGGAGACTACTATAATCTTCATGTTGATAACTTCAAAGCCTACCCTAAGTCCAACAATGTACACTTTGACTACGGCTTTTCTATCAATTTAAACGATGATTATGAAGGTGGGGAGATATACTTTAACACTGAAGTAGGAGCTATAGGCCGAAAGTTGCAAGCAGGAGAAGCTGCTATATTCCCCATCATATACACACACGGGGTACAAGAGGTAACAAAAGGCTTGAGAAGGAATATCCTAGGATGGTTATCCTCTAATGTCTCTTACGAACAGTCCTTTATGTTAAAGAATTTATACGAGGTAAACCAGCACCTATCAAAAGACAACAGCGATATATTTGTAAAGTCTGTTCTTTTACAGAACTACCTCAAGAAAGAGTGGGGTAAATAAGATGAAAGCTGGTGAAGAAATACCCTTTATGCTTGTGCGTCCTTTTGGACCCTTCATAGTAAAATCAGAACTTCCTCAAGAACTAATGGATGATTACAACGAAGAACTTGAGAAGATAGTCAAAGACAAGAAGAAGGTAAAAGAACTGGATTGGTCGCCACACTTAGTTGGCAAAGTAAAACACGAATTACGTGTACCAGAAAATCTAAGAAAGAAATACGATGGTTACTTTGAAGCATTAGTAGATGCTTATGTAAAGAAAGTAACGGATAACCCTGAAGGAAAACCCTTCAAACTAGGAACAGCATGGTACGTAAGACAGTTCCCAAATGATTTTAACCCAATCCATATCCACACATACTGTTCGTTATCATCAGTTGGATACCTTAAACTTCCTAAAGGCATAGAGAAAGAGTTTAAGAGTGAAGCAGAATCAACAAGAAGTGCAAGAGGACATATAGAGTTTGTTTACGGAACACCGCAGGACTTTAATTCCCATACTCTTCTTATTGAACCTAAAGTTGGAGATTTTTATATATTCCCTAGGTATCTTATGCACACGGTTTACCCGTTTAAGACCCCAGGAGAAAGGCGTTCCTTTAGCATGAACGTTGCCGTTAAGATGGAGGAAAACTAATGGCTACTTTAAGTTATACTACACATTTTACTGTGGACATCCCTGATGATGATACACACACAATCACAGGAGGAAGCACGACTGCAACCGACTCCATTTCTATAACGCATTACTTTGATAAGCGATATAGTATAACGAATGGGAGCTTAACAGAAGTATGGAGTGATGCCATGCTTGCAGACTTTGACTTCCTTTGGATTGAAGCAGATCAGGCAGTAGAGTTACAGCTTATGTGCAACGAGGGTGGAACAGTATCAGGAAGCAACCTAGAGAATGCCTTTGTTGTTAAGCTTTCATCTGGTATTCCCTTCTGTCTTTCTGACGATCTAAGCCGTAATAGAGGCGATGTGACAGGAAGCTTTAATGAAAGCAATTATCTTGCTGAAAACGATACTTGGGAAACAAACTGGACTGCAGATACAATAGACCGCATTGAATGTTATAACGGATCAGGAAGTACAGCCAACGTGCGTGTATTTGCTGCAACTTAAAAAGGAATAGATGATGGAAGTAATAACAAAAGCTATGCGAGAGGCTTTAGGTTTGAATGAAGACCCTAAAGGTATTGTACCTAAACGTGATTTTCTAATAGATGAAGGACATATTGGAGAAAAAACGGCAATAGGTATGACTGATAAAGAAATAATTGACATGCACAAAAAAGTAACGTCATCAGGAGAAGACTCACCTGTTGAAAAATGGAAGAAGAAGAAAAACAAAATTCCTTCTCAAAACAAAGCTGGCGGTGGAAAAGTCTATCGCGGAAGAAGCTATGCCAATGGTGGTAGAGTAGCAAAGTATAAAGGATAAACAAATGGCTGATAAAGTTTATAAACGAAAAAAAGGTGAGAGTGAATCAGAGTATTTAAAAAGAATATCAGGATTATCAACTTCTGAATATAAAACTGCGAACGAATATGGAAAAATGTTGGAAGATAACAAAGTTGCACCTGAAGTCATTAAAAAACTTAAAAAGAAATGGTACGATAAAGGTGTTGGAACTACAGAACTTCCATCTGCTTTAAGAGATGTTGCCGAAGCAGGAAAACTTCTTGAGAGAGATGAAAAAAGATTCAGGAAATCTAAAGCTTCTCCTAAAGAAAAACAAAAGTATAAAGAAGAATATAAGAAGTCTGCTAAAAGTGATTTAGAAGCTATGTTAATGTATGGAAAAGAAGCAAGAAGAGGTAGAGGATACATGAGGCGACCACAAGCTTTAAAAGGCGGTGGCGAAGTCTATCGTGGAAGAAGTTATGCCAATGGTGGCAGAATAGCAAAGTATAATGGCTAAATGCTCGAACTGTGGGTACGACTCCCACTGTGGAAACACACTCTCAAAGAAACTTGACACACTACGTTCCTTCAGGAACCACGCAGATGACACTGGAGATCAGGACGTTGAGGTTTGCAAGAACTGCACATGTTCTGAGTGCGAATAAAAGTAAGGTGAAAACATGAACTATCTCACACTTGTAAATAGTGTTCTTAATGAACTTAATGAAATTGAATTAACCTCAAGCACCTTCTCATCCTCTAGAGGCGTACAGTCAATGGTTAAGAACGTTGTAAACAAATCCATCAACGACATTTACAACTCTGAGATTGAATGGCCCTTCCTAATAAGTACAAGGACAGACACATTAGTTGCAGGTACGCAAGAATATTCTTTCCCTTCAGACTTCCGCAAGGTTGACTTTGATTCCTTTATGCTCCTGCCAAAGAACTTGATCACTAACGGTACGTTCAACACAAGCCTCTCTGATTGGACAACAGTTTCAGGAAGCCCAATACGGGTAGAGACAACCAACTCAGGAGCTAGTGTAGCAGGAGCATTACAGCTTACATCGGCTGAGATTACTCAAACTGTTCAAACCATAATAAACAAGGAATACATAGTTAGGACACGCACCTTCTCTAACGATGTCACTTTGAAAGTTGGAACATCTTCAGGTGGTACACAGGATCTGAGTACGACATTGAGTGTAACTAACACGGGAGACGGAGAGTGGCAAACAAACTCTTTTACTGCTACCGCTACTACAACTTATATTGGGTTTGCAGAGTCAAGTGGAAGCAACGCAGAGATAGATACAGTGGAAGTTGTGGAAAATGAAAGTCCACGCAAACTTCAATACCTGTCACACGATGAATGGTTTGAAAGCTACTCTGAAACAGATCTCAACCAAACATCAAAGAACCAGTTTGCTCTTCCTATATATGTCTACGAGACAACAGATGAGAAGTACGGTGTGTCTCCTATTCCTGACAGGATTCTTAGTGTAACGTATAAGTATTACAAGACGCACTCTGATCTATCAGGATACACAGATGTTCCACTATTACCTGTACGGTTCCACGACACCGTTGTTAACCGTGCCAAATATTACACTTATATGATGAGAGCGAATGTAGCAGGAACACAGTTGGCTGAGAAAGACTATCTCACTGGTATAAAGAGAATGCGGATAGAACTCTTAAATCAAAAGAATTATATGTATCCAAGAGGACTTCGCTCATCAGGAAGAATGTTGAAAGTTAACACATAATGGCTCAAGTAACAGAACCAGAATATATCTCGCCATACGTTGTTACAACATCAGGCGGTCTAGTTCTAGATAGGGATGTGTATACCATGCCCGTAGGGGCTGCATCTATCCTCCAGAACTTTGAGCCTTCTGTTAAGGGTGGGTATCGAAGACTTGATGGCACAGCAAAGTACTCAAGCAGTCAAGTTAATGGATCAGCAAAAGTAACAGGTGTTTCAGTATTTGCCAGCGGTGTTCTCGCTATTGCAGGAACAGCAGTAAAACACAGCACAGGATCATCTTGGTCTGCCGTTGCAACACAGTCAAGTACCCCTTCCAGACCACGCTTCGAAAAGTATAACTTTGGTGGCACTGACACAATAGTATGGGTAGACGGTGCAAACACACCTACCAAGTGGACAGGCACTGGAACAGGGACAGCTTTAAGCGGAACAGGCGCACCAGCTAACGCAACATCCGTATCTGCTTTTAAGAACCACTTGTTCTACGGTGGGGCTTCAGCAGCAAAGCAGCAGATACAGTACACTGTTCCGTTTAGTGACACAGATTATACAGGCACAGGCTCTGGCAACTTAAAGGTTGACACAGAAGTTGTAGCCCTCAAGTCCTTCCGAGATGGTTTGATAGTCTTTGGAAAGGATCGTATATACAAATTGACAGGCAGTTCCAATTCAGACTTTGCCGTAGTCCCTGTTTCTCGTAACGTAGGCTGCAGTGATGGAAACAGCGTACAGGAAATTGGTGGTGATCTTATCTTTCTCGCACCAGATGGTCTGCGTACAATCGCTGGTACGGCACGTATCGGTGACGTTGAATTAGGAACAGTCTCGAAACAAATACAGGAGCGCATTAATGCTATCGGATTTGACAATATATCTTCTACTATAATACGAAGTAAAAGTCAGTATAGGTTATTTTTTCCAACAACAGGTGGAGTCGAAGCAAGCGCCAAAGGTATAATAGGAGTTATTAAATCAAACCCTCAAGGACAGATTGGGTGGGAGTATTCCGACATAAAAGGCATCAAGGCTGCTTGTTGTGATTCCGATTTCATAAGTACAACAGAAACAATTGTACACGGGGGTTATGATGGATACGTTTATCAACAGGATTCAGGAAACACTTTCTCTGGTACTAACATTACTGCAATATACCGTTCACCAGATCTTACAATGGGTGATGCTGGCATACGAAAAAGTATGCAGCGCATTAACCTCAATTTCGATACTGAAGGATCTGTAGACGCTTCACTCTTTGTCAAATATGACTTTGAAGATAGCAGCGTTCCACAACCAGCAGCTTACAGTTTAACAACTCAAAGTTCTGCAGCAGTGTACGGTACAGGAACTTATGGTACGTCCGTATATGGTGCAAGAGGTATCCCTATTGTAAGACAAAGTGTAGAGGGAAGCGGTTTTACAGTTGTGATAAGAGTGGAAGATACCTCATCCAATCCACCTATCACTTTAAAAGGATTCGAATTAGAGTTTACTCCAGGAGCTAGAATGTAATGGCAGGTTATTCATCAAGACAAAGCAGTTATACAACAGGTGATACAATCACAGCAGCAGATTCCAATGACGAATTTGATGCAATCATAACTGCTTTCGGAACAAGCGGTCACGCCCACGACGGCACAGCAGGTAACGGTGGCGCACTATCAAAATTAACAGGTAGTAACTCCATCACTATAGGTGCAGCAACATCAGCAACAGACATTACTGTAACGTTTGATGGCGAAACCAACGATGGTGTTCTGCTGTGGATGGAGGACGAAGATTACTTCAAATACAACGATGACATTATGATCGTTGACAACGAGACTCTTATCTTTGGCTCTGATTCAGATTGGACAATAAAGTATGATGAAAGCGGAGATGACGATCTTGTACTGACAGGATCAGACATATCCGTTGAGAGTGCTACGTCTGCCAAACCTGTTATGACACTGTTCAATAGTAACGCAGATGCAAATGGAGCAACTCTAAAGTTTAAGAAAGATGGTACAAGTGCTGCAACCAGTGACGTTGTAGGAAACATAGATTTCTTGAGTGAAGACGCTGGAGCAGCAGCAACGACCTACGGACGCATACAATCTACAATAGTAGATGTAACGGCTGGAGGCGAACAAGGAGGGATAGACTTCTATGTTGCAGAAAATGATGGTGCGCTTACAAAGGGCATGTCCATTCAGGGTGCGAGCAGTGATGGAGACATTACTGTGGATATCTCTACTCACGATGGTGCTGCTGGTGGTCTTAAACTAGGCGGCACACTTGTTACATCCTCTGCTGCAGAACTTAATCTTCTTGATGGTGTAAGCTCTGTAAGCAGTGTATCTCTAAGTGGAAGCACAAACAACACAGTCGCCACTGTCACAGGAGCAAACGCACTGGCTGGCGAAGCCCACATGACATTCGATGGGTCTGATCTAAAAGTATTAGAAGATGTAAACGATGGAAACCCATCTATATCTGTTGGTGGCGCAGATGCAGAAAAAGGAATGATACAAGCTGTCTTTGACAGTGGCGCACAGACTCTCGATTATCTTGAGATTTCTACAGCTACAGCAGACAGCGGAGGTGATGCAGCCAGTATCCGTTTTGACGTAGATGGAACAGACATCTTTGAAATAGACGATGGTGGTATAACATTTACTAACGGAGCAGATTGGGGAGTTGGCGTAACAGCAACATCAGGTACAACAGCAGGTAAAGCTTTAACGGTTGCTGCGGGTTCCTCTGCTACAGGGTCTGCCAATATTAACGGTGGTAACTTAACACTGTCTTCAGGCGGTGGAGATGGAACAGGCACATCACTTATAGACTTTAAGACCAAGGTTGCAGCAACAGACGTACCTGCTTCCAAGATGCAGCTATCAGGGGCTGGTGTCCTGACACTAAGTGCAGGAGGTATTGTAATACCTAACGATGGCAACATTGGCTCTGCAGGGGATGCAGATTCGTTAGCCATTGATTCTAGCGGTAACGTTACAGCCTCACAAAATCTGGTTGTAACAGGAAACTTCACAGTCAACGGTACAACAACTACTATTGACACATCGACCTTGGCAGTTGTAGATCCAATCATACATTTACAGACAGCTTCTGATGGTGGTGCGCTAGGATCAGACACAAACAAAGATGTGGGTCTTGCAATGCAGTACCACACAGGATCTGCAGCAAAGACAGCGTTTCTTGGTATTGATGACGATGACTCTTACAAACTAAAGTTCATACCTGACGCTAGTTTATCCAGTGAGGTAGTAAGTGGATCTGTAGGTACTATAAGTGCTAACTTTGAAGGTGGAACAGTAAGCGGTACAACTATAACAGCAGCTACATCTCTCTTACCAGACGCTTCAGGAGGTGCTGACATAGGATCAACTTCCGCAGAATGGGGTGATGTATTTGTAGCAGATGACAAATACGTTAAGTTTGGTAATGATCAAGATGTTTCTATAGGGTACGATGAAACGACAACAGATGCTCTTGTTATTTCACAAGGCGTTAATGATGCTGCTCTTGGTATTATACTACAAGCAGACGCAGGTGCAGACGCAGGAGATGAATGGAAGCTGAATGTAGCTAACGGTGGTGTACTAACATTAGGTAACGACATTGCATCTGCTGGTACACACGCAACGTTACTTACAGCAACACCTAATTCAACAGCAGCTAGTTCAACGTTAGCTTTCGTAGGAAATGTAACATCAAAGGGCAACTCTGTAAAGACAATCGGCAAGGAAACAATCTGGGTTCCAGCTACAGCGATGACTCCTGCTGCAACGAACCCGTGTGCTGATATTACTACAGTAGATTCTGGAACGAACAGTGGGCCTGATCTTAGGGTTCTTGACTTTGATAAGGACAGTGATGAACACGCACAGTTCAGCATATGTATGCCTAAACAATGGGACGGAGGCAACATTACCTTTAAAGCCTACTGGATTGGCATTGCAGCAACTACTGGAGTGTCTTGGGCTTTACAAGTAAAAGCATTGAATGATAACGAAGACATAAACGTTGCTTACGGCACTGCAGTAGTAGTGGATGACGATTCTCAAGGCAGTACTACAGAGTTACTTATAAGTGCTGAAAGTGGAGACATTGCGTGTAGCGGTGCAGCAGATGACCTGCTGTTCTGCCAGATCTTTAGGGACGTAAGCGCTGGTAACGATGACATGTCAGGAGATGCACGATTAGTTGGTGTGCGTATCCTCTTTACAACTGATAAGGCGAATGACAGTTAATGCGTAAGAAGAATGGATTAATACTTCCAGAAAAACAGAAGTTCTGCGACTTATACGGGCAGTATATAGGCTTTGGTGGGTATACGCCAGTGAGTGGTGTGACATCAATAAGTAAATCTGCTATGTATGACAAGGATAATTCCGAAGCATTAGTAAAAACGTTATCAGGTGCTGGAACAAGCCGAAAGACTTTTACTGTTGGCGGTTGGTTTTATAAAGCAGATATGCTAATCTCTTCAGAAGCCCGTCGCCTTTTTCAATGGGATAACGGCTCACAAAATGCAGATCGTGGAATGGTCTTAATTGATAATACTGCTCCTGATGCGCTTAAACTTTTAATTGAAGATGCTTCTGATGTAGTTACAATGCTTTGGACTAGCACACAGCTTTTACGGGACATTGGTTGGTATCATTGGTGTCTTACGGTGGATACAACCCCATCAACTCCTATATTCAAGTTATTCCTTAATGGCAGTGAGGTTACAGCTTGGACTAAATCAACAGACACAATAGCGCAAGATGATGTCTTCGCCATATCAGACAGCGGTGCGAGGCATTGTTGGGGAGCAGACCCTCATTTAGACACAGGCTTTTTTGATGGTTATATGGCTGAATGTTTTTACTTAGATGGTCAGGTTATCACGGATATAACAGATGTTGTAGATATATCTACTGATGGTTTATATGTAACACCTAAATCAAATACTGCTATGAAAGCCCTTACGTTTGGTGATCATGGATATTACCTCGATAACGCCACTGCTCCAGAGACCGATGCCAGTGGTAATGGAAATAATTTCACCAATTCAAACACGGTGACTTTAAGTACACATACTCCAACGAATTTAGATATGCTGTTATCACCTATTGATTGTAACGTTAACACGACTCTTTCAAATGGAAATCAAACTCAAGATGATTTAAGTGCTGGATGGAGAATTTGTAAAGGATCAATGCCTATTCCACGAACAGGTAAATGGTATTGGGAGATGACTTGGAGCGCAGGGTCCAGTGACGGTCATCTTTTTGGAGTTTGCAAGGCTAATTTAAACACAACACTCGCCGCATCCACAAATGCTGACGCATGGGCATGGTCAACTTATGGCACAAAATATACGGACGGAAGTTCCTCATCATTAGGATCAGCCCCTACTAATTCAAGCAAAATTGGATTTAAATTTGATTCAGACAACGGAACCTTTGAAATTTTAAAAGATAACTCATCCCAAGGAACTGTAGCGACAGGCTTGACATACGCCAACGAAGGAGATTTGACTGTTTATTCAAACTTATATGACGCTTGGGTTCCGACCTTTCATTTTCAAGAAGATGATTGGGAATATTCTGCTCCTACTGGATATAAAGCACTTAATACTACGAATATAGCTGAAGAAACAACCCGTACAGCATCAGATACCAACAAATACTTCCAGACCTTCCTCTATGAAGGCAATGGTGAACAACAAAGAGTGGGTAATTTTCAGCCTTTTACGGATAGTTTTACTGTTGGGAATAGTGCTTTATTTAATTCTGCTAGTTCAGAAAACTTTTCTAAATCTTGGGGAACACCGACAAATAATAAGATATTTACTTTCAGTACATGGTTTAAATTATGTGATAAAGATGACGATGTTGTATTTTTCTCATCTAATAATCAAGCTATGATTGATATTGATTCCGATAATAATTTTAGATTTTGGCAACACGATGGGAGTGGCTTTCAATGGAATCTTGTAACAGATTTAGAATATACTGATAATAGCCAGTGGGCTAACCTTGTTGTAATGATGGACACCACACAATCAACTGCATCAAATCGTACAAAAATGTATCTAAACGGTGTTCAAATAACCTCATTTTCAACTGAAACCTATGTTACTCAAGACGCTACTCCCCGTATGAATAATTCTAGTTACACACACTACATTGGTCAAACAGGAGGTTCATCAAATTATTGGGAAGGTTACATGGCAGAGACAGCTTTCCTTGACGGACAAACATTAACTGCTTCCAGTTTTGGGTCAACAGATGCTTCTAGTGGACGATGGGTTCCAAAAGATATAACGGGATTAACTTATGGGGATCAAGGATTTTTACTTGATTATTCTAATGGTAGTGATCTAGGAGAAGATCAAAAAAATTCTAACGATTGGACTAACAATAACACTGTCACCCAGACAACAGACTCACCAACTACAAACCTAGCAGTATTAAATCCTAATACTGGTACAGCAGCCCCAACATCTAATGGTAATAGAACTGTAACTTCTCAAGGTGCTTCTGATAATATGAACGCACTTTCAACTATACCTTTAACTGGTAAAGTTTATTTTGAGTTTCAAACTTCTACACTAGGAACGAACTGTAGTGTTGGTTTGACATCAGTTCCTTACAATTATGATGATTATGCTGGTGGGGACACTGGTTCATGGGGTTGGTATTTTTCTGGTGGTACTCTTTATTATGGTGGTGCTGTAGCGTCATCTGCACCAGCGACTTTAGCAAATGGAGTACGAGGATGTATTGCACTGGATATGGACACTGGCTCAATGTGGACAGGACAAGTATCGAGTACAACAATTACATGGGATAACAGTGGTAATCCAGAAACAGGGGCAAATCCTATAACGACAGCTATTAACACAGACCTGACTTGGTATGCTTTAATCTCTGGTCGAGGAAGTTCCGTTGTAACTGCACATTTTGCAAGTGCAGATTGGACAGGATCAACAAACAGACCAGCTAGTTTTAGCGCATTAAACCAAGACAATATATCATCCTCAGATCAATTCATCTCAGCATTTAGCTGGATCAAGAATAGAGATGCTACTGATAACCATATGCTGTTTGATAGGGTTCGTGGTACAACTCTTGATATTCATAGTAATACTACTGATGCCCAAGCTACAAATGTTAACACCGTACAAACGTTTCTAGCTGGTGGGGTTCAGGTCGGAGATGATGCTGAAGTTAATACAGCCAATGAATCTTACGCTCTTTGGAACTGGATGATAGAGACAACAGGTAGTGGTACATCTAATGAAGACGGTAGTGTAAATACTACTAGAACACTTGTTGATACGACATTGGGTCTATCAATATCCCAATTTGAATGTCCTAATGATACATCTGATTTTACAATCGGGCATGGGTTAGGCGTAGCCCCTACTTTTGTTTTGCTAAAGTCATTAGATGACAACAGTTATAACTGGTCAGTATTTAATGCTAGTACGATGGATAATCAAGACTATTTAAAATTAAATACTGATGCAACACAAGCTGATAACGGTGCAAATCTTTGGGGTGCAGCAATACCGACATCTAGTGTTATAGGAATCACAGCAAATGTAGCAGTCCTACAAAATACAACTTGTATCTGTTACGCATTTGCTCCATCACAATTTATCAGCATAGGATCATACGAAGGAAATGCAGATACTGACGGAGTTTTCGTTCCAACAATTAACTCTGTTGGGGTTCAGATTCAACCTGTTTGGGTTTTAAATAAGAATATAGATGCAACGGCAAGTTGGGTTTTATTTGATACTGTACGAAATCCTTACAATATATGTAGTAAATATTTTTATCCTGATACAACTAATTCTGAACAAACTGCTGATGCTCTTGATATAGTTACAGGTGGATTTAAATGGAGAAATACTAACGTCCTAGTTAACGCAGCTAACACTTATATATATATGGCAATAGGAACACCCACTATTGATACGGATGGTCGTATTATTGGTGGGCATTAGAGAAATGTTATGGTGGTGGCAGAAACACTTGCAGGATTGGCTCTGGTTAATTCCACAGTTAAAGGAATTAAAAGTGCAATAGGAACAGCCAAGGATATATCTTCTATTGCAGACGATATTGACAAACTATTTAAAGGTAAAGAAGAAGTAAAACAAAAAGCACATCCTCTGGCAAGTAAGTGGGATAAATTTTTAGGAAAGACTTTAGGGGATTCGGCTGACAGATTTTCAATAGGAGCTATAGCTAAAGAAACAATAGAAGAAAAATTAGCTGAAGAACAAATTCTTAAAGTAAGAAGAATGGTTAATATAAGATTCGGTGGTGGTACTTGGGATAATATATTATTAGAACGTGAAGAAAGAATTAAAAAATATAAAAAGTCACTGGAAATAAAGAAGAGAAAAAAACAAAAGTCACTGGATAGGTTATATAAAATTGGTGAATATATCATTGGTTTAGTTCTTATTACAGGAAGTGGAATATTGATTTTTTATTTAATTATAACTGGTATGAAGAAATAGGATACAGGAGAAACAAATGTTTTTATATAATAAGACTACAGAGATTAAGCCGGGAAAGGGGTGGAGAGATAAAGATGGTGTCTTACATCCTCGTAACTGGCATATCTGGAGTGATGACCACAAAAAATCTATGAATATAGAGGAGATTACTCTTGATGCAAAACCAGATGGAAAGTTTCACAACTGGATAGATAATGGTCTTGATGGGATTTCTAATATTACAGACAAGAGCTTAGATGATACTGGTTCAGGTGTTAATTTAATATTAGGTTTGAAAAGTAAAGAGAAACTTATTGTTAAACAACAGCAAGGATCTTTACTGGCTACTACAGATTGGGCTGTGATTCGCAAGGCTGATACAGGTACAGCTATTCCTTCTAAGATAGCCACCTATAGAGCAGCTATTAGAACTAAAGCTACTGAGATGGAAAAGGCTATTGATGATGCTAAAGATATGGCTGCATTCAAAGCTTTGTTTCTATCCTTTGATAAAGACGGTAAGAAATCAGGGGTCTTATTTGATTGGCCTGTGTTGGAAGAGTAATGTATAAAAAAATTATTTTAAGTATCCTATTTATTTTAATATCTTTTCCTGTATTAGCTGAAGAAGAACCAAAAGTACCAATGACTGAATTAAATATAGTTCATCCTGTAACCTGTGGTAGTTCAGAACAAGCCAGTAAAATATTTAAAAAAGAACAACTTGTATTTATCGGTTTAATGGAAAATCAAAATGTTGTTAAAGTTTTTATAAATAAAGAAAAAGGTTTCATAATTTTAATGGAGAATGTGGCAGAATTATCTTGTATATACTTTTCGGGAAGACCGGGACTATTACAAAATAATGAAACAAAAAAGACTAGGAGTGAAGTAAATGGCGAGTACCTATACAACTAATATACGCCTGACAAAGCAAGGTGATGGAGACAATGCAAATACATGGGGAGAAATCCTTAACAATGTATTAAGTCTTGTTGACCAAGCTGTTGGTTCGTATACGACTATATCTGTAGGTGCAACATCTAG